GTAAACTAACGCGCTCAAAAAAGGTAGGGGTCATACGATCGCGCTTGCCACTATTGCAGGGATTACAAGCTGCAACCATATTCTGCGCTTCATCTGTGCCACCTTTACTGATTGGAATAACGTGATCTACTGTAGTCGCTTCTTGACCGCAGTAATGACAAGTCCAATAGTCGCGGTCCAAAACTTCTTTACGCACTCGTTGATAGTAAGCAGATTGATAGCGCTTGTGTCCCATTAATGCCAGCCTTTACGATCGAAGTGATTTAAAGCTTTACAAGCATTGCCGTAACGATGATGAATGTATTTAATCGAAGCTTGTATCTGTCCTTTAGGACTCAAGTCTCTGTACCAAGTAGAACGCATCTGACCTAGCCCGTAGTGAGAGCCATTTCTTGCCTTTGGATTCCATCTTGACTCATAATGAATCAGCCAATTAAAACACTCAAATTCTTTCCAACTCATTTGATTGTATGCATACAACTTGAGATTCATATCTGCTTTTGATGGAGTTGTATTTATTATTGAAAGAATCGCTGCTAATAGCGTTGTAGCCATCAGGCGGAAACAATAGCCGCCCTCGACACTTCGCCTAGGGCCAGCTCCCGCGCCCGCTCGTAGCGAGAGTGTAATCCGTCTGTCAAGTAATCTACGCATCAACTTTCCTATCATCTCATTATTTGGACAAGTTTTTATAGTATTTACTCCAGTTCAAGCACCTTTCTCACATCAATCTCTTGACTTCCATTTAATCCAATTATGGCATTTCTCAATCGTTCTCTGCCGTCTCCGTGAAACTTTGTTGTCAAATATGGCTCTGATTCACTACCAATCAACCATTCAACCGGCTCACCATTGGGATCAATGACTAAATCATCAACGTAATTAAATTTATTCAATATCGCATCAATTGATGATTCTCTTACCGATTCGACTATTTCACTAGGTATATTGGCTTTAACCCATTTGGTAAAGCTCTGCTGGCTGACTATCTGCCACTTGAATTTAGGTTTTGTCGTAGTTACATATGCAACCACCTCATCACCTAATTCAGCCTTTACTCGATCAGCGCCAATGGTGTTCATCTCAGCTTGTAACTCAACTCTTAACTCATCTTTTAAGCGTTTTGCTTGGTCTGCTAGCAGGCTAATTGCCGCCAGTTTCAGACTTAGATCCTTGATTGCCATTTCGCTCCCTTTTCTTTGCTCTATTCAATCTGATTTCTAACGATGCCAGATTCACACCCATATCTCGGGCGATGAACTCTTTATCGAAGCCCCACTCCAGCATTTGACGGATATATGCAATGGAGTGGCCGCTTCGCCTTACTTTGTCTTGCTCGCCCATCCATCTCCCTTGAAATGTGTCGGTGTTGGCGTCCAAATACGCCACATAATGACACCGCAATTGTCGCAGGTTACTTCTTTAGGCTTGTCGAATCCAAGCGCGACATCCTTAACGCCTTCGCATTTATCGCACTTAAACTCATATATCGGCATCGATGAACCTTTCGAGTGTCGCATTGCCATTCCAGTAACGCTCTTTGATGCGCTCTTGCCCATTGGCTATTTTACAGATACGGCACTTAGCAGCCTTCATCTTGTAATTGCCGCATTGATCGCACCGGTTGATTTCATCCTCTCGACTAATCACTCGGTCAATTGGATCAAATAGGCGCTGCTCAAAGCAATTCTGACACTCCATTAACCAGACCATTTCCCCAGGCTCAATCTCAGACTCGTAAGCGGTTATCCCTCGATGGGGCGTTACCTTTTTACAAGGCCCACACTTGAAGGGGTGCATCTCGTTAATCATTATTCGAACTCACCAGTTTTGTCATACTTGCGCAACATTTAAGACAAAGAATCATTTTGTTTATATATTTTAATAGATGTGCTATTTGTCTTTCATATCCGCATTTATCACACTTATAAAAATAAACTTTTTTCGTTTCTCTCATCGCTGAAACGTCCATTTGCCATCTGATCCAATGCGCATCCATTTAGCTGGATGACCGGACTTTGGCGTAGGGCATACCCAACCGCGATATTCCTTGCCTTCTTTTGTGCCTTGCTTCAGCACCATTGGGCCATCGCCACCCGAACAAAGTGGAATTTCATCAATTACTTCTGCACCGAATTCTTCAGCTACCTTGCTAACGTCCCAAACGATTGGCTCTGGATCATTAGGCCGTTGTTCTTTTACAAATTCAGCGAGTTCGGGCTTTGTTGTTTGAATTGGCTTTTTAGGTGTTGCACTTGGCTTTGCAAAAAATCCAGCTGCATTAAGAGCTCGACCCAAAGACCCAGTCTCTGCCAATTCGAGTGCATACTGCTTTTGTTTTGACTCTGACGATAATCCTGTTGTCCAAGCCGCAGGATCAGCCTCAGTCCGATACAGCTCAGTTTTAACAATATACACATCGCAGTTAGACGCCAGTGATTCTTCCAAGACGTGAGTCTTGATTCGATAATCTGGATACGCATTAATAAACTCTTTCAATCGGTCTTGCACACTTACATAATCATCAAGGTAATTCGACATTTAACTTCTCGCTCCCTGCGAACTGTTCGATCGCATAATCTAATTGTTCTTTTAATGACCAGAATGTTCCATCTGGCCAGTTCTGCACCTCATTGGCGCAAGGTTGGCAATAGAACCGCACCTGCGCCCTTCGGATAGGTGTTTCAGATTGGACTTTCCATACTGCTGGACTCTGTGCCAATGGATGCCAAGACCCATCTTTCAATTGGCCCCATCTGCCTTTGCAGGCATCACACCATTGTCTTGGATTAGAGTTGCGAGTCAGACTCAACGTCGTCCCAATCTTCTGGCGTAGAAAATCTGCATCGACCCAAGATAGCGGCGTATCCAATGAGATCGAGATACGAATCTTCGCGCTCTGGACTTTCCACCATTCTGCTGAGTTTGGTCGCGATAAAGACAAGCGCCACGTCAGCTGGGTCTCTGAGCTGAATACCGAGCAGCTTTGAGATTTTGTAAATGCGTAAAAGATTGTGCCTCGGGTCGCCATATTCCATCCCTCGGTCTTCAAGGGTGTCACCAGCGTCCGAGAGCCAGTCACTTAACGATCTCTCTGACATTGATACTCGCTCTCCCTCGTTTATAGCCTTCGTTAAAAGCTTTGGCTTTAATGCTGATATATGTCCGGTAAATGATCCACATAAATGAGCAATATGCGGCCCAGATAATTGCATCAGAATATCTACTCCACATCAGCGCTCACCCCAAATCTATCTAACCAATATGCGGATATTTCTTCGCGACTTAGACGACCGCGAGCAGACTTGCGTCCTAGCGACTCAATTGCGTATCTACGGATTATCTGGCCTTTAACGTAATTATCGCCGTCAGACCAAGCACCCGAAGTCGAATCAAATCGAATTACTTTCGGATTATTTAGCACTTACTCTCCCTTCTAAACCCTCGAAAATGGATTTAGTGGGCTAAATGTATTTATATAAATCTATTTAGACAAGTAGCAGCTCGGCGTGGCGAATATCGAGGAAGGCGCATAGTTTCTCGATAGTGCCTTTATTGGCAAAGTCTGTCTTGTCCGGCAATGGCCTTACAACCCATTCAACGGCTTTTATAGCCCCTAAATCGAACTGATAGACCCCTTGTGGGGTTGAGTTGATATAAAGCGTCCTAGCGCCCGTTCTAGCCCTTATTTCGGCCAAGTAATCCCACTTCTTCTTCTCAATCAACAATGTGGGGTAATGGGTGCGCCGACACTTAAGTTCGATGTATGCGTCGTGGGTGATGCCGTCGTGCTTGTCGGTCGGTGATACTGGCGTAAGGTCTGGATAAACGGCCTTTAACGCCTCGAATAATTCGACCTCGCGAAGATAAATTAGTCGTCATCCTCATCGAAATCATCAAGCGGATTCTTGATGGGGTCTTTCGGATCAACTATCCAATCAGGATAGGAACTGCGATCCATTGCGAAAGCCAGAGCTGAACCTTCGTCCATACCGGCTCGGCGGCAAGCGTCATACACTTCTTTGGCCGCAATAGCCCAGAAATCCAGTTTTGTCAGGATTGGCTCTTTCGTCGTCTTGCGACGTTTAGCCACCTTCTTGACTGGCTTCTTAGCGCGCTTTGTTGCCACCCTTTGCCACCTTTCGATTAAGGGCCAATTCTAACTGACTCTCCATCTTGTCAAGGCGCGACACAATCGGAATGTTTTCAAGTTTTATGATGTAACGAAGGCCAGCGATAAGCAAGGCAATTGATCCGAGGACTGAGGCAACGAATCCAGCGATGGTATTAGCATCCATTACCGGACTTTGCCGTATCGCTCGTAATTGGGGTTTAGCCAGTTAATCACGGAAGGCAACACACTCACAAGTGCCGCATTGAGAATGTAATCGGGTTGAAGACCGACTGAGAGGTATGTTGATAGAGCCGTCGCGAGAAATGTTTTCCCCCAACTTTCCGCCATCAGTTTCAATTCTTTCATTTCTGTCTCCTTCGAGGTCAAACCAGCTGCCGTCTTTGTCTCCCAAAGTTGTAAAGCTAATATGGAAATGCGACCGGTGAGGGTTAGCACCCCTGTATTTTCTGCGCTTCCAATTCATAATCGGACTCATAATTTTGCCATCATAAATAATGTATTTAATCCGCTTGTCGCCTCGCTTAGCGCATTTGCGAATTTTCTCCACAAGGGAGTAAGCCTCTTCTTTGTGTGCATTCAAATCAGCATCAATGTCAAGAGCGCGGACTATTCCATTTTGCGGTATATGGTCTGAAGTGCCTTTCGCCATATGCCGAGCATCAGCAATCCAGCCATCAGACTTGCGGTCGCGATCAGGATAGTCATCATCTATCTGCTCCCTTAATTGCTGACCGGCTTTGCAAAGTTTAGGCATTTTACTCAACAGTTGGCGTAGGTAAT